TAATTCATCATCTGTTAATTGATCTAGATTCATTTTTCTATATATTTTAACATTTTGGGTCCCCTTTTTATACCATAACGTTTCAGGCTACACTACTTCTATTCGACCGACTATAAACCCTGACTTGGTCAGGTACCCGTTTTTTCTAACGTAGTAAAATCGCAGGTTAATCTTAATCTATTTTGTTGGGTTTTGTGGTACCTCTATAGGTGTGTGATGTGGGGTGCGTAGCCCGTAAGGGCTACGCGATAAGCGTTAGCTTTGTAGCTTGTGTATTAAGTATGTGAACTTCTGCACAATCTTTTGTTTGAAGTCGTCAATCAATGGGTTGCCTACGTTCTCTATGATTAACTTCTCTACTTCGCCCTCTAACATTTTATACATTACTTCATAATTTAACTTACTAACTGCGTCAGGTGTTAACTTAGCGTTTTCAGTAAGTTGAGTATTAGCCGATTGCTCGGCTAATACTTTAGAGATATTAATTAAACTATTTGTCATTATTATCTCCGATTGCTTTAAACTCGTTATACTCAATCTCAGTACAGAACTGATTAAACAAGTCATTGTGCTTAATCTTGAAGTTAGCTGTTTCAAACTTTTTTCTTTTACGTTTGATTTTCTGCACTCCAAAACTTTCGCCTTGTTCATCTTGTACAATGATTAAGTTTTGATTAGTCCTATCAAATACATCAATAAGATTTTGTTTCATTGTATCTAACTCTTTAGCTAAACGATTTGCTTTTAGCTTAAAAGTTGCATAAGCAAGAACGATTTTTTTCTCATCTTGCTTTAGCTTTTTTACTGCGTTGCTCATTGTTTTCCTTTTGTTAGTTATTAATAAAAGTATCTTATTACATCTTATATTAATAACAAGCTATATATGTGTCCATTATGGGTCTGCCTGTTCATAATGGGTCGTCCACAGACAAAACTAGAACAAATTAAAAACATTACCTAAACTTATTACTTCCATTAATAATAATATGTAGATAATTATTGCTGGTGAAAACCAAATTAGAAACCCCATCAGCTACCCCCTATCCTTTTTAAATAACGACATTATCCAACCGACAAAACACAGGACGAGAAGGATAGTGAAAGGTATGTTAATCATTGCAAATAAAATTAAAAAATCTACCACGAGCAATGATAGACGACCTCTTCGCCCTTTTCGATTTGTGCCAAAGCCCAATCGCAGAACTGAATGTCTTGCTTGGAATATTCTTTGACTGCTTCTTCTTGAAACTGATGTCCCCAAAAGAAACCACCACTACAAAACGAGTTATGATAGTTGCTATCTATCTCTTTACGTAAGTTGGTTATAATGTCTTTGTTTAACTTCAGTTCATCATCGCCATTCATCGCCTCAAAACTATCAGGATTCTGCTCGTCCCAAATGTTTTGCATAAACTGTTGAAGTCGAGAGTGCTTTCTCCAAACGAAACCATCTGTTGTTGGCTCGTACTTATCTGAATAGACTTTTTCAAAGTCTATCTTCTTGTTTCTTATTTGTCCGTATTGATCTAGTCCCATATTATTCTCCTTTGTTATCTTTTACGTGGGCATTTATTCGGTGTGATCAATTCACCTATAGGAAATTTTTAAGGCATTTCTATAGCACAGCCACCCACTTCATTGTCTTATCATATCCCACTTCAAAGTCAAATCTTATTTTCATCAGGGAATTCAGAAGCTCGTGCGCCCCCCGTGCACTTTAGAATAATTATAAACTAAATCTTTTCCTAACAAAACGAGACGAGACCAGAGCTACCTGCCTCACCAGAGTCCAGCACCAGTCAGTATCAGGATGCCCAGCACGGGCAGCATGAAACGCGGCCAAACGAGCAACGTCAATATGAACAGCGAGAACATTAAGCAATCCTCCATCCGTCAGTGACGAAGACATCACCACGGATGTCTTGGATGTTGTCCAGCTGCGTGCACAATCCTTCAGCTATTAACTGGCGTGCTTTTTCATTAGTCTTGAACGAGCTGTTAAACAATCCCTCTTCATTGCATACCATTTCCTTGAGCTTCTCCCCGCCAGGCAGCGCAGGCGATGCCTTGGGCATGGCTGCGTTTACTATTTCAATTGGTCCTTTGACGAGCGTCTGCATTTCCTTAAGTTCTTCTACTTTTCCTTCTATCACGGTCACCGTACCGTCATCCTTTATCACATGTGTCTTCATTGTTTATCCTTTTGTTCGTTGTTAATTGTTACGGGCCTCTTACGATACCAACGCTATTAACGTTGTATGGCTTAACCCCTATTTATTCGGAGACCCTGAATGTATATAAGACCAGATGGGATAGCTGTCAAGTCTTTTCTTTCGAGCTTTGACCACAGCTCGTACCACAGCTCAGGGCGCTCCTGATGCTTTATACTGTTCGGTAATCTTTCTACTCCTTTCCTCAAACGAGAACGAGCTACCAGCGTCAGGTTCCCAGATGGCAGGTCACTAGTCATGCTGCTGATGGCAGTTCTTTTAAGGAACGAGGATTATTAAACGAGCTTCTATAAACGAGAACACGGAGTGTGCTACATCAGCTCCTGATGGGGGCTCAACGGAAAACAATGATAGAAAAGTTGGCCCCCGAGAACGAGAATAAACGAGAATCAGATACTAGACAAGTCCTCACTGGTGATGCTGCCTGAGCCCCTGATTAGTTCTTCCTGTATCCGTTGGTCTTCGTCACGGAAACGAGAACGAGCTTTACCTGTCTGCAGCTGCATGAGCTGCCAGATGGCCTCCTGGACCGTTGGCCACTTAACGGGAAACGAGAATACAAACGAGGGTTTCAGTAAACGAGGATCACGAACAGCGGATAACGGTCTGTACAGTTTCAAACTCTTCTCCAAGAGGGTCTCATTGCAAATAATAACTATACCACCGTGTTTGATTCGTTTGTTTATCCAACTAATTTGCCATTTAGATAGCTTCGGATATCCAACTCTGTCCGATTTAAGTTCCACCCAAAACTCTTTTCCTTTCCAACAACCGTTAATGTCTGGAATACCGTTGATAGTATTAGATTCTACACGAATTAAATGAGGTTTTGTTATGTGTTTTTTAATTCTTTGCCAGAGTTTAGACTCACGCTTCTTCATAAATTATTCAGATCGGTTTAATACTCTTTCCATCTTTGTTACGCTGGATCTAAGTAATACATTCCTGTCGGAGAATACTGCTGATTCTGAATCATACGAGGCAAATGTCCATACATGTTTATTGTCTTTAGCAAATATAAATGCATAAGTTATCATCTTTGCAGGCTTAAGTTTTTTGATTTCACTGGCTTCTGCATGCCCAGCATCCCCGCAGGGATCTAACCAATAAATTCTATAATAATAATATTTTTTATCACCAACGAGCGCTTGTTTATATTTACTTTTTTTTCGTCTTAACATGTATCTTACCTATATTAATATTGAGGTCAGTATTATGCACCTCATTAAAAACAGTTATGAAGGAAGTCCAATTATGACTCTTTAGATAATTTTTTTGCTTCTGGCTCAACTTCGATCGTTTTGGCGTTGAAACCATCGATCTTGTTTGAAAGCTCTGTGAGTTTCTTCTCAAGCTCTGCACGTGACATACCCTCCAATCCTGATACTTTTACTTCTTTCTTATCTATATACAAACCAGCCAATTGACCCGATCTAAATTCTGCATTAATAGCTGATGCATACTGTTTATCTGCAAACGCATTGTCAGCATATTTTTCTAATCTTTTGTATCTACGCAGTCTATCTTTCTCATACTTGGCCTTTGCTTTCTCAAGCTGTTGATCCATGTATTTGACCACGTGTGGATTGTGTCTTCGTAAGGTAAGTCTACTACCAATATCTGAAAAATTTTTATCATTCTTAGCTTCATATCCTGCTCTCTTACAAGCTTCAGCTTTTGTAATCTCGCCCCAGTTAGCTACAAGAATATCTACAAACTTTCTTTGCTTTGGAGTCAAATCATCTACAGTTCTTAGTGCTTTAGCTTTAAGTGCCATTAGTTGTCCCTTTGTTTGCTAAATTTCTTTTTCATATAAGCGCTTGCTGTTTGACCAATTTTTTTTTGATATTTACCGATATTTCTAGCGCCTCTCTTCAACGAAGCTTGAATATGTCTAGGTAGTTTTTTAGTACCATCACCTGCATGAGACAAAGCTTTTTCAATCATTACGGCTTTTTGGTTTTTAACATCTAACTTCTTTAAGCCCTTAAGAAATGTTTTATTTTTAGCAGTATTTGCTGGGCCTGAGCTGTACATCTTATTAATCTTATCTATCATAGGTTTCTTTAATAATTTATAAACGTCTGATTTCAAGAATGCTTTTATAGCTGAACCACCAGTTCCTTTAATTAATCCTCCTGCAAAATATTTACCTGATTTCATTAATAATTCCTTGGAAGTTTGTTTTTGTATGTCTGTAATTTATTTAAATCTTTCATAGTTAAACCTTTAGGATTTAACATGCTCTTTTGACCCTCCATTTGAATAGCTGTGGCCATATCTAGTTTAGCACCAGCTCTTTTATTTTTAGATAGTTTAGGTTGAAGTTTTGTAAGTTTTGTGATGTTTTTACCACTTCGCTTCATATACTTTTTAGCAGCAAATTTAATACCCGCTGTAAGTAACCCTCCCACTAAAAATCTTCCTGTTTTCATTTCTTTTTTCTCAATCCTTTTTTATATGCTTTTCTTATACTTAGCTTATCTAGGCCAATCAAGTCTTTAACTGCATCTTGAAATCTTGAAGTTGCTGTACTCCCGTAACCGCCACCAATATCAAGCATTGTTTTAACACTTAATTTGTTATTACTTATAGAATATGTCCTACCACTCAATGTGCTTTTTTGTAATGATTGTTTCTTAACTGGAACAGGGCCTTTAGAGCTCTTCCCACTTACGTGAATATTGTATCTATCTAAGCTTTTGGTAAGCTTTCTGCCCTTTGCTGCGGCAGCTTTCTTTTTGGCTCTTTTTAGAGATTCTTTAATAATTGTTTTTATTACCATAATTTTACGGGGTGAATGTTATCAAGATCATCTCAGCAATGTCTCAAGTTTTGCCATTCACCGCAAATTCTATTATATAGATTATTTTAACCCCCGACTAGGTTACTCAAATCAACATTTTTACACTACGCAAGGAAATATTGATATTGTGGTGTATCTAGATACACCACGGATACACCATCAGATACACCACTAAATCGTCTATAAGTGTTGATATACAACAATAATAATCATCAGATACACCAGATACACCACTTTAGGGTCGTGATTAAAAAAAGTGCATAGGGGTCTAGATAATCTATATAGTAGAAAATTAAACCCCCACACATATAGGTTGTATTATTTACGCATTATGCATTACCCCCTATAAATCCAATACCCGCATTTATTTGATTTTCAACCAGACAATGATATAATTTTGGTGTTTATATATAATATCTCAAGGCCGTGTAGGGAGACTGAAGCGGCCTTTTTCCGTTGTCCGTTATCCCTTAATACTATATACATAATACCTATGGGGTTACCCTTTTGGCATTTTTTCCCAGAGTTGTTTTAAGCTAGGTAACCCCTTACAAATTATGTCTGATACAAAATTTTTCTTATTAATGTTTTTTAGCTGTGTAGCTTTATGGGGCTGGGTTTTTTTCGGCTAATTTTATGAAACAAATTAATTAACCTATACCATTCCTTCTTAAATTTAGGATCTTTAGTTCTCCAGTAATTTCTACTGGCTTCATCAATTTTAAAAGAAAGTGACGTAAGTGCCATAAATTAACCAACTCCAAAATACACCTAACCAAATGTAAACGGTTCTGGCCCAGTTTAATCCAAACATAGCTGCTAGTTCTTTTCTACGACTCATATCAATTATAACTCAAGTTCATTCAAATGCGATCTTTTTCCTAATTTACCTTTAACAAATGTATTAAAAGATAAGCTTATTCTAGTATTATCAGTTTTATTTTTATCTACACTATGCATTAAATTTGACGGAAATAAGACAACATCACCTTTATTTATAGGGAAGCTATATTGCTCTGAATTGTATTCATTCCACCTAATTTTATCAAACTTCAAAAATTCATAATCATTTTTAAGAAAATTAATCTTATCTACCTTCTTATCAGCCTGTAAGTAGACCACTCCTGAAACAATTGAGTTTGGATGGCAGTGTTGATGATGAGAAAAGTTTTTTTTGTTAATGTTAACCCAAGATTGAGTGATTACAATTTTTAATTTATTTTCTAAATCAACGCCCATTATATTAATAAAATACTCATTTAACATCTGTTCTAATTTAATTTTAATTGTTTTAAAAATAGGTTCTTCTAAAATATAGTTATTCTTAGATGTCCAATTAGATGTATTATTACAAATCTCTAAATTATTTACATAGTTTAACAAAGACTCATTTATTTCAATGTCTAATGAGTTAATATATAAAGGTGTTGGGAAAATACCGTGTACTACTGCAGTCATTTAAGTTCCTTATCGCTGCAAATATAGCCAACGACTCGCTGCCCCTCATAAAAATGATACGATCTTTGACTAAAAAAGGTGGTTTTTATCTCATTCATTTGAACGTTGTTTTTATACCACGTATAACAGGACTCGTTAATAGAAATATTTTTATTTTTTATCTTATCGCCACTAGATAAAATTAACAATGTAATGACTAATTCTTTCATTTTTTCTTCTTATCTTTTAATTTTAATTTAAAACGAATTTGATCTATTCTTTCTTTAATCGTACGTCTTTCTTCTTTTGTATCCACTCCTCGATATTTTTGATATTCGTTTTTATACTCAATCCAATAACATTGTATTTCAGTAAAAACAATCACCTTTTGTTCTAAACACCACTTGTATCTTCCGTGTACGTGATCAGGATCTAAATTAGCTAAATCACAGATCTGTCTAAAATCTGCATTATTATTCATAAACCACTCATGAGCTTCTTTTTTATTATAAGCTTCGTTCTTGCCACCCAAAGTGTACAAACAATCTTCAAAAGCTTGTACAACTATAGCTTGGTACAGTCTATGTTCAGATGTTATAGGAGTTTTTAATATTTCTGTAGCAATATTAGTGCCCATAATCTTTAATAAGTTGTTTGAGTAACTCAAGATAAAAAGTCTCCAATTTTTTTTGTCGGAAATCTTTACTGGCTTGATAATCTAAAAATAAATCGTTCATGAATTCAGTGCGTTCAAGACCACTCATATCCTTAACGTCTTGTAAGCCTGATTCTCTAACTCTATCTATAATACTCATATGCATAACCACCAGTTTTGGAAAGACAATGATATGGATATAGTAACTGGTGGCTAAACATTCTTAACTAAGGACAATCCCAATCTCTTTGCAGTTTGTTTTCGTCCTTGTCGCCAAGCTCTGTCAGTTTTATCTAAAAACTGTAAACTAAAGTTCCCCATTCCAAAATCATTACCATTATAAAGCTGAAACATTATAGATGTTAATTCATCATAAGTTTTTTTATTAGGACTTATCATCACTAATTTTTCTAAACCTTGATCAAACACATCACTCAACGGTTTTCGCTTCATTTCTGCCAAAACAATCTCCTTAATTATTAATAAAAAAAGAATTTGTTCGCTATTCGGTAATTTAAGTAGTTAGAAACCTCTACTTTTCATTAGGTTATGAGGAATACATCTTTGTTTAACAAATGGTAGACACAAGATCAAGTATTAATTTGTATCTACCACCCAATATGTAGTTATTTGCCGTTTAATTTCTTTTCGCCTTGGGCCAACAGCTCTGCCTTAAGCTTTTCTACTGATTTACCAGTCTTTTTAGCTATTATTTTAAGTTCGGAGTCTGCTAATTTTGCAATCATTGCCCCAGGTCTTCTAAAACCTTTTGCACCCATAGCTGTGACTATCTTATAAGTGTCTATATCTACAGCTACACTTTTCCATTTATTCGTGTCCATGTTTTATACTCCCTTTTAGTTTTACATTTAGTGTTCATTAATCTCCAATGTTCATCTATAAAGTGCTCGTGAAAGGATCTATGGTTACCTTTGCTCTTGAGCAATCTATTCATCGCATTAACTCTTTTACTTATCCAATCAGTTGCAGTTTGTTTTTGAGACATTATTTGACCTCCTTTATAATTTTACTCATATGTAATTTAGGGTTTTCAAAAGCCATTACTGCTGCTTTGCAATATTTATTTTCTTTGAGGGCTGAAGAAATATACAACCAATGAGTTTTAAGATTCATCTCTTCTCTTCCATAGTTAATATATTCTTTTATTTTAGCTACAGTTTGTTTTTGAGACATTGTCCGCGCTCCCTTTTTCAATAAACCACACATAACTCCACTCACTACTATGTGGTGTACATTTTTTACCTAACTTAACTTTATATGTAGAGCAACCTGTTAAAACTGCTGCTACAAATATTATCATTATTGTTTTCATAGTTCTCCTAGTAAAGGATTCCATACACCAATAAACCAATCAAAAATAAAAATATTTTTGGAGGTAAGGCTATACAGAGTCCCATTAATACAAAGTAACCAAATTGTTTCATCATCGGTGGTTATCTCCCGATGCTTTAGCTAAATCCTGTTCGTAAGTTCTACATTCAATCTCATCTCTAACTAGATCTGTAGCCAACCATTGATTGACAGGATATACAGGTGCAACATATATATCTACTTTTGTTGCTGCTAATCGTTCTCTTTGATCTTTAAAGTGCTCTGAGTCATCACTTGTGGATGCACCTGTTTGATCGTGAGTATGTGTTTTGCTTAAGATTTCATCCATTTGCAAAACCCATTTCTTAAAGAGGTGTGAGCTTGATTTAAGTTTTAGTTCATCCATGCTGTCCTCCAATCTTCAAACTTATCTAATATAGTATCAAACAAAGCATAGAAACTTACATTTGCTCTAAACGATTTAGCAAATACAGCTTTATCTAATTCAACACCATTGTGGAAAAGTTTAATCTCACCTTTTTCTTTATCATATGTAATAAGAACAGCTTCTGTTTCTGCACCTATTGTTTGTATGACATCTGTTGGGTCATTTTTAAAATTGACCTCTTTTACATTTGTCGTGCCAGCTGCATCAAAAATATCTATTGCTTCTTTGAGCAGGCTTTTCATTGGCTTTGGTTTCTTATCATTGTCGTCCATGTTATACTCTCCTTGTTACCTTGAATTTATACTTAGTTTAATATTAAATGCAAGGATTAAATGGGATATTATGAAATTTATTTTAACTATATATG